CCGGAATAGGCGCAGAATGGTATAAAAAATACAAAACTGACGTCTACCCTCACGATTTCGTAGAAATTCGTGGAAAAAAAATAAAACCACCCAAATATTATGATCAACTTTATTCTAAGGAAAACCCTTATGAATACGATCAAATACTTTACAACCGAGAAAAACAAGCTAAACTACGACCTGAAGAACATAGCTATGAACGCCTGCTCGTCAAAGAAACGGTTACAAAAGCTAAACTTCAACAACTTAAACGAAAACTCACATAAGGAAAAACCTCATGAAACAAATTATATGTACCGTTAAAGATCGAGCTGCAGACGCCTACGGACGTCCAATGTTCGTACCATCAGCTGGAGTAGCAATCCGTTCTTTCTCAGATGAAATTAACCGTAATAATGCTGAAAATCAGCTTTATAATCACCCCGACGACTTCGACCTATACGAACTGGGAGAATTCGACGATAACACCGGTTTATTCTCTTTACATGAACAACCAAAACTATTATCGTTAGGTAAACAGGTAAAAATATCCTAACTAAACACACCTCGTGGAAGGGCGGGGCGAAAGCCCCACCCTCTTCCAGAGGACACTACCAAGGAAAACAATGCACCGTAATCGCTCCGTAAATACACACCAATTCGCAATGGTGCCACGCGCTGATATACCACGTTCGAAATTCGACGTACAAAGCGCACATAAAACTACACTCGATTCGGGCTATCTTGTACCCGTATACGTGAACGAAGTGCTCCCGGGGGACACGTTCAACTTTAAAATGACTGCTTTCGCACGAATGGCAACACCAATCTACCCGATCATGGATAACATGAAACTGGATAGTTTCTTTTTCTTTGTTCCCAATCGCTTGTTATGGAATAACTGGCAAAAATTTATGGGAGAACAAAATGATCCGGGTGATTCTATATCTTATATTGTTCCTACAACTACTAGCCCTGCTGGCGGTTACGCCGTAAATAGTCTTCAGGACTACATGGGCTTACCAACGGTTGGACAAATCGGCGGAGCCGCAACCGTAACACATTGCTCGTTCTGGCCACGAGCATACAATTTGATTTGGAACGAATGGTTCCGAGATCAAAACCTTCAGGACAGCCGTCCAGTCGACCTCGATGACGGTCCCGACTCTCCTGCAGACTACACATTACAACGTCGCGGCAAACGCCACGACTATTTCACATCAGCATTACCTTGGCCACAGAAAGGCGAAAGCGTTTCGCTTCCATTAGGTTCACAAGCTCCAGTACACGCATTAGGAGCCGGTGTTCCATCATTTAAAGGAACAACCGGAACATTTACATCCGAATTGTCTACTTCTACTGGCAACGGTAACGTACTTTGGTATAACGGCGGAGCAACCTCTGGTGCTCTGATGGAATGGAATGATCCTGCACTATATGCTGACCTCTCTGAAGCGACTGCTGCAACTATTAATCAACTACGCCAAGCATTTCAAATTCAAAAATTACTTGAGCGTGACGCACGAGGTGGTACTCGATACACTGAAATTATTCGTGCTCACTTTGGCGTTATCTCTCCTGATGCTCGTCTCCAACGTCCGGAATATCTCGGCGGTGGATCAACTGACATCAATATCAATCCCATTGCTCAGACAAGTTCTTCGACAGTTACTGGATCGTCTACCCCTATGGGTACACTTGCTGCTATGGGTACTGCCTTGGCTCATAATCATGGATTTACTCAATCGTTTACTGAGCACGGTGTAATTATCGGACTCGTCTCCGTCCGTGCAGATCTTACTTATCAACAAGGTCTCCCACGCATGTGGAGCCGTTCAACACGATATGACTTCTACTTCCCTGCCTTTGCGCATTTAGGAGAGCAGGCTGTCCTAAACAAAGAAATCTACGTTCAAGGCACTGCCGCAGATAATGACGTCTTTGGCTATCAAGAACGCTGGGCAGAGTATCGTTATAAACCTTCACAAATTTCAGGCTTGTTTAAATCAACTGCTGCCGGAACACTTGACGGCTGGCATTTAGCCCAGAAATTTAATACATTACCAACTCTTAACGCAACATTTATTGCGGACACACCACCGTTAGATCGTGCACTAGCAGTAGGCGCGGAAGCTAACGGACAACAATTCCTATTTGACTCATTCTTTGATGTCAAAATGGCACGTCCAATGCCAATGTACAGCGTACCTGGCTTAATTGATCATTTCTAATGCCAATAGGATCAATCATCGGAGCCGGAATCGGCGCAGCTTCTTCCTTAATAGGCGGGTTTATGCAGAATTCTGCAAATTCCCGCCAAGCTGCCGATAATCGACAATTTCAAGCTGAGCAAACTGCTCAGCAAATGGAATTTCAGGAGCGTATGCGACGTACTCAATATCAAACAGCAGTAGCTGATTTGAAAGCATCTGGATTAAATCCAATGCTTGCATATTCTCAAGGCGGCGCAGGAACACCCAGCGGAGCTTCCGCTGGCGGGGCCCAAGCAGTTATGGGTAACCCTCTTGGGGACGCCGCCAATTCTGCAAAAGAAGGCGCTTTAGCAGTACAACAATATTTAAATATGAAAAATCAGAATGTTCTTATTGAAGAACAAGCTGAAAAAACTAACGCAGATCGTTATTTATCAATAGATCAAGCAGCTAATGTACGTGCCCAAACAGCACGTGAATTAGCTCAAATGCCGGGATACGGCAAATTTGGGCAATTAAGAGATGCCCAAATACAACAATTACAAACATCAAGTGCACAACAGGGTGCACAAACTCGTTATACAAACGAGTTAACTTCTTTAGCAAAAACTGGAAGTGCGCCTTCCAGTACAAAACCAATTTATCAGGACATAAAGGGTATGCTCCATAGCCAATATGACAAATATCAACGTTACTTACCATTTGGAAAAATGAAATGAAAACACCAACTACATTTTTGAGAACCCAATATAACTACGATCACGACGCTGCGTCAAATGCGTCCGGGCTGGTTTGTGAGGAACCCACCCGGGCGCAGCAGCACCATAAAGACGAGTGTGATATTAATATCATCCTCGAGCGTTTCGGTAAAACTGGACAAGTCCCCGTAAACGCAATTAGCGGTACCTATGGCGACTTTTCAGGCGTCCATGACTACCATACCGCAATGAACGCGTTAATCGCGGCAGAGACCGAATTTGCTGCCTTGCCAGCTCAAATTCGAAACAAGTTTGCTAATGACCCATCAAACTTAGTCCAATTCTTGGACAACCCAGAAAATCGAGCCGAAGCTGAAAAGCTCGGACTCGTAAATATTAGCTCTACGGCTAATACTGAGCCTGCGAAAGCAGTCGAAAAACAAGTCACCGAGCCCTCAGAATGAGGGCAGCACAGTTACCTTACTTGATGTAACTGTGCTAGGTGACACCAATCACCTAAAAAACACGATAACCAAGGACATAAAAAATGAAAATGATGAGAAAAAAAGTCAATAAATCAAAGTCCGCAAGGACTTTCCGTAAAAACGCTGGAAAAACAGCGTATGCAAACCTTAAAACCAACCCTATGAGGGGTGGAATTAGACTTTAACGAATAAGGAGCCACCTCACATGGCCTGTTATCACCCACTCACCGCTTACCTAAGTGGACACCACACAAATAATGCGACCGGCAAATCTTTTCGCCGTGTCTCATTTAAGGAAACTGACGAGCATGATCGTCAGATTTCCCTGCCCTGCGGCCAATGCGTTGGCTGCAGGCTAGAACGCTCACGCCAGTGGGCAATGCGCTGCATTCATGAAGCGCAACTACACGAAAACAACTGTTTTATAACCCTCACTTATAATGACGAAAATCTTCCACAAAATGGACAGCTTGTCAAAGCTGACTTCCAAAAATTCATCAAACGATTACGTAAATTCATTGCACCTGCAAAATTACGTTACTACATGGCTGGAGAGTACGGCACAAGTTTCGGCCGACCTCACTTCCACGCCTGTATCTTCGGATACGATTTTCATGATAAGAAACTACACCAAAGGACTACCGCTGGTTCTCTCCTTTATACATCCAAAGACCTTGAAAAGCTCTGGACATATGGTTATTCCTCCATTGGAGACGTTACATTCGAGTCAGCTGCTTACGTTGCTCGATACATTATGCAAAAACAAACTGGAAAAGTAGACCCAAATCACTATACCTTCTGTGACTTGCAAACGGGTGAGCTAATCAAATTACAACCTGAATACAATCAAATGAGCTTAAAACCCGGAATAGGCGCAGAATGGTATAAAAAATACAAAACTGACGTCTACCCTCACGATTTCGTAGAAATTCGTGGAAAAAAAATAAAACCACCCAAATATTATGATCAACTTTATTCTAAG